TAGATGGTATTGAAGCAGACATGAATAAATTAGAAAAAGAATTAGAAGACGCAATGAAAGAATTACAAGAGAGCATTGATAAGCAAATAAAGCTAACTCTTGAAAACCCACTTAACCAAATGAAACAATGAAAATCTCGGATAACACAGCGATAAGTATGCCTATGAGAAACCTAATTGGCCTGATCATGGCCATAGGGATAGGGATCTTCGCCTACAGCGATTTAACTCAAAGGCTTACCCAACTTGAGACTGCAAGACAATTAATGGAAGCCGATTTGTTAAAAAAAGCTGAGCAGACACCTGTAAATCAGGAATTATATATGTTGTTGGAGTTTCTAGCAGGGCAGAATGAAGATATGGCAAAAGAGATACAGTCTATTGAAAGTAATAATATAAATATAGATTTTTTAAAAACACAGGTTGAAAAGTTACAAAAAGATGTTGAACAAGTAAAAGATAAGGTAAGACAAAATGGTAGTTGAGACAGTATTCGCAATGATGATGATAGTAAATGGATCTATGGATGGGTTTATGAAAACAGATGGTTTATCACATTGCCTTAAAGTTAAAAGAGAAAGTGAGCGAAACTTATCAGAGAGCAGGACAAATGTTATTCGTTATGAATGTGGTCAAGTAGTGGCAGAATTAGAGCCAGACTCAGAAGGTGTGCTTAAAATAAAAAAGATTATAGAGCGTAAGTAATGGCTAAAATACCTAACAATGAATATTTTACACCAATTAAAAAAAGAACAAGTATTGGTCACTCAAATAAATCAAAACCTAAGAATAAAAGAAAGAGGCTATCATGGAAAAAATACAACCGACAAGGCAACAGATAATAGAAGACGTTAGGCTGTGGTCTAAGAATTTTTTAGAAGTTTCTAACGTTCATTTAGCAGGTATGCCTGCATGTCCCTTTGCAAGAAAAGCATGGGCAGATAATAAAGTATGGATAGCTGTAAAAACTAAAAATAGCACTTATAAAAAAGAATTAAATAGTTGTCTTAAAAATTTAGATTTTACAAAAAAAGAAATATTAATATTTTGTGATCCTTATTACAGTTATTCTCCCGATGAGCTTCATTATGCCACTGAAGAATATAACGAATGGTATAATAAAAAAGACATTTATTTTATGAGTTTTCATCCCTCAAATCCTGCAACTGAGGATGAAGAAAGGTTCCTCGTTTCTCCTACAGAAGACACGGAAATTCATAAGTCATACCCAGAATACAAATATTCTATGATGTTAGTACAAAAGTTCTCGCAATTGATGGAAGCTTCTGATAAATTACACAGGCAAGGTTATTATAGGAAATGGCCTAATGGGTATTATAGAGACGTCATAATATCTAGAAGCGAAAAATATAACAAGATCATAGGAGGTCTATCATGATGGGCAAGAAAAAAGTTGCAAAAAAAAGAGGCGGCGGAAGCATGGTTAAGAAAAAAGCTAATGGCGGAAGCATGGTTAAGAAAAGAGCTGGTGGCGGAAACATGGTTAAGAAAACTGCTAAACGAATGGGTGGCGGAAGCATGGTTAAGAAAAAAGCTAATGGCGGAAGCATGAAGCAAGGTTTTAAAGATAGAAAAGATGAATCTATCGCAATGAGAATTAAAAAGAAACGTACGCCTGCACAACTAAGAGCAAGTCGTAATGAATCATACGGCAAGTTTGGAAAAGGCACTGGTAAAGGCGTTATTAATAAACGTGGCGGTGGCATTGCAAAAAGAGGTATGGGAATAGCTAAGTAGTTAAATGTCAAGTTTAAATACAGGCAATCCCTCTTACTCGTCTACAGCAGGATTTATATTAGATCTTGACTCTTTGATTGAAGAGGCTTTTGAACGTTGCGGTTTACAAGATCGTACTGGTTACGAATTAAAAACCGCAAGACGTTCTATTAATTTATTAATTGCTGAGTGGGCTAATAGAGGACTTAATCTTTGGACTATTCAACGTCGCACTGCAAATATTACGCAAGGCATGCAATCTATTTCAGGAGCTGATTTATATTCAGTTGATTCAGCAGGTAATGCTACAACAAGTGATGAAGACAGTTCACAAATAATTGATATTGATACTGCTGTTATGTCTAATAGTAATGGTGATTTTTCAATGACAAAAATTGGAAGAGGAACTTATTTAGACTATACTGTAAAAGATACTCAAGGCAGACCAGCTCAATTTTATTTTGAAAGAACTATTTTACCTACTTTGTATATGTTTCCAGCAGCCGATGCTGCATATACAATGATATATTACGCAGCTTTACGAATGACAGATATTAATGAGTATACAAAAAACGCTCAAATACCTTTTCGTTTTATGCCCTGTTTAGTAGCAGGATTAGCATATTATGTTGCTATGAAATATGCACCAGACAGAATACAATTATTAAAAACTATATATGAAGAAGAATTTAGAAGAGCCGCTGATGAAGATGTAGAAAAAGCTAGTTACAGCATGGTTCCTCGTCAAAATTATATTCCATAGGAGTCAATATGGCTAAATACTCATCAGGTAAATATGCACTTAGAATTTCAGATAGATCAGGAATGGCTTTTCCTTACAATGAAATGGTCCAAGAATGGAATGGATCATGGGTTCACACATCAGAATTTGAACCAAAACAACCTCAATTAGATCCAAGAAATCACCCTAAAGATTTTACAGCTTTACAGCATGCAAGACCACAAGTAGCTGATGCAACAGCTTTTGTAGGTAATACTGCTCTTAGGTCCCCAACAGGTGCAGTTGTATTATCTCCAAATGGCAATGTTTTTGATGGCACAGGAGTTGGAACAGCGGTTAATAGTTTTGAAACATTGTTAGAACCTGTTACAAATTATTACGCAAATGGTGTAGCTTATGCCAGCACACAAAGAAGTATGATGCCTCTTAGTGTTCAAAGACCACAACAATCTACTGGGTTGTTATCTCGCGTAGGAAATGTTACAGTGAGTACATCATGACCGAATATTCTGACTTAAATGATAACGTAAGAAACTACACTGAAACCTCAACAGCAGTTTTGTCAGATGCAATTATTTTACCTTTTATCAAATCTATTGAAGATCAAATTATGCGCACAGTTGATCTTAATTATTATCGTGCGTATGATTTTGCTCAACTTACAGTAGATAATCCTTTTTTACCTTTGCCTACAGATTGGCAAGCTACGAGATATGTCCAAATATATGATGCTTCTTCGTCTACTCCTAACAGAACGACCTTGCTTCAAAAAGATATTTCGTTTATGAATGAATATTGGCCTGATAGAACAGCTAATGGCACCCCTAGATATTATGCTATGTGGGACCAAGATACGCACTATTTAGCGCCAACACCAAACGTTGCTCTTAATGTAGAGCTCGCTTACACGTATAAGCCAGATGGTTTATCAAGTACAAATACATCTACTTGGTTAAGCCAAAACGCCCCGAACGTGCTTTTGTATGGTTGTATTTTACAAGCTTTAGGATACTTGAAAGGTCCTGCAGATATGATACAATATTACGATAAAATGTATAACGAGTCTGTGCAGGCTCTAGCCACATATGAGATGGGGCGTGACCGTAGAGACGAATTTCGGGACGGCGTTATTCGTATCCCTCTCGAATCAAGGAACCCATAGGAGATTATTATGGCAATTACTCAAGCTGTATCTAACAGTTTCAAAGTGGAGATCCTGAAAGGCCTACATAACTTTACGGCTACGACAGGGAACGTCTTCAAATTAGCGCTTTACGATAGTGAAGCAACTTTAAGCGCATCAACTACTGCTTACGCTACTTCAGATGAAGTAGGTGCATCAGGCACGTACGCTGCAGGCGGTGGAGCTTTAACAAATGTAACCCCTGTTTTAAGTGGATCTACAGCAATTGTAGATTTTGCTGACAAGTCTTACACAAGTGCAACAATTTCTGCACAAGCTGCTGTAATTTATAACAGCTCAACAGTAACTGGTTTAACAACTAATGCTGCTGTTTGTGTATTAGATTTTGGTGGTGTTAAGTCTTCATCTGCAGGAACATTTACTATTACTTTCCCTGCTGCCGAAGCAACTGCTGCAATTCTAAGAATCGCATAGGAGATAAATTATGGCCTCTATCCAAGGATGGGGCCGACAAACCTGGAATAACGGTACTTGGGGTGAATTTGGTACTGTTGACGCAACAGGTAGTGGCCTCAGTACATCACTAGGTAGTATAACTGTTTCAACACAACAGAATCTTACTCCTACAGGTATTGCTTTAACGTCAACAATAGCTGACGTTACCGCTACAGGTATTGCAAATGCTGACCCTACAGGTCTTGCTTTAACGTGGCAACCAATAGGAACTTATACAGTTCAATCTGATTTTATATTTCCTATTACTGGAGTTAGTTCAACTTTATCTGTTGGAACAACTTCTCAAAGTGCAGACATACGCGTTGGTTGGAACAGAGATGCAAACTTAACTACTGGCGCTGCTATTGGTTGGGGTGATGAGGCGTGGGGCGCGGTTAACAACCCTGCTACTAATGTTACTGGATTTGGTTTAACATCAGGTTTAGGAAGCCCTACAATAACAACAGATCAGATTCTTTCGCCTTCTGGTAATGCATTATCACTAACAATTGGACCTTACGCAATAAGTGCAGATGGTAATTTAACTGTTGCTGTTGGTACAGAAAACTTACTTAATCTTTCACTAGGAACAGGATATAGTGTAGGTGCAGGTCCTGATGTATCTGTTACTGGATTTGGTTTAACATCATCATTAGGAACAGTTGAAACATCACAATTTGTTACTGGCTTTGGATTAACTTCTTCTGTAGGTCAAGCAACTCAAGAAAGTGCTTATGATGTTACTGGTGTTCAAGGAACATCAAATGTAGGACAAGTACAAATAGAAGGCTCTGCAGTCTTTACATTAACAGGTGTTTCTGCTACAAGTAGTGTAGGACAGTTTATTATCACAGGATGGAGTGAGGTAGATGACTCTAACAGCGGAATTTCTTGGAAAGAAGTACCAAGAGTAGCTGCATAAAAGTTTTGACAAACTTTATATTATTCAATAAAACTTTATTAGGAGATTAAATGTCAACTTATTCAACTGGTCTTAGAACAGAACTACAAGTAACAGGAGAAAATTCTGGTACTTGGGGTACTATTACTAATAACAATTTTTCTCAAGTTTTTGAATTTGCTATTGCTGGTGTGTATGCGGTTCCTGCTATTACGACAGGAACAAGCACTACCTTAACAAATGCTGATGGTCCTCAAACTCAAGCAGCCAATCAAGCTAGAAATAATCAATTAATATTTAGTGGAACAGTTTCCACAACTCACACAGTTCAATTTCCTGCTACACAAAAAACCTATGGAATTTATAACAACATTTCAGGTGGTGCGGCTATTTCTGCAAGACTAGGGGCAACAGGTAACACAGTTACCATTGCAAATGGTAAATATAGAATGGTGGCTACCGATGGTACTAATTGGTATGATATTTTTTCTTTAGCAGGTTTAGGAGAAGCATGGATTGAAAAAGATAATTCAGATTCACCTTACACAGCCTCTGATGGCGAAAATATTTTTGTTGATTGTTCTGCAGCGGCAGTAACAATAACATTACCTGCTTCTCCTACAATAGGACAGCAAGTAAAAATAATTGACGGCACAGGAAGTGCTGGCACTAATAACATTACAGTAGGTCGTAACTCGCAAAATATTCAGGGTTCTGCTTCAGATCTTACAATTAGCACTAACAGTGCAGGTATTTCTCTGGTATTCTACGATGCAAGTAATGGGTGGAGGTTGAAATATAACGATTAATGGCTAACTTACAGGATATAACAAACAGAAGTGAAGTAGGCGCAATTAAGCCTTGGACTAAAGCGGCAGCACCCGCAGGATATTTATTATGTGATGGAGCTGCTGTAGCAAGAACAACTTACGCAGAATTATTTGCAGTTATTTCTACAACCTATGGTGCGGGAAATGGTTCAACAACATTTAATGTTCCGAATTTACAAGGTAAGATGCCACAAGGATATGATGGCAGTACCTATGCTTTAGCAGGAACTGGTGGAGCAAACACAGTAACAGTTGCTATGACTAATAACCAAGCAGTAAGCGCTACAAGCACTGTAACTAATAACCAAGCAGTAACAGTGACAGGATCTATTGATAATACATCTTTAACAACTGCTCAAATAGCTTCTCACTCTCACGGTTCTGCAAACTCAAACTTAGGTATTTTACAAGACAACACTCAATTTGGTAACCCAAGAACATATTTTGGCGGCGATGGTGGATTTAGTGTATTCAGAGGTGATACGGGCGATGCAGGATCAGG